TCGGACAAGGATCTTTCTCTGATGCAATGCCCCTCGGAATCTCAGGTACCTTTAACTACATGCTTGTCTTCCAAGCGGAGCACAACATTCTCATGCACCCTTTCCATATGCTTGGTGTTGCTGGGGTATTTGGTGGTGCTCTCTTTTCAGCTATGCACGGATCTCTCGTCACGTCGTCCCTCATTAGGGAGACTACCGAAGAGGTCTCGCAGAGTTATGGATACAAGTTTGGGCAGGAAGAAGAGACATATAACATTGTCGCTGCCCACGGTTACTTCGGACGTTTGATTTTTCAGTATGCTTCGTTTAATAACAGCCGCTCTCTGCACTTCTTCCTCGCAGCATGGCCGGTCGTGGGCATCTGGTTTACCGCCCTCGGCGTCTCCACCATGGCGTTCAACCTCAACGGATTCAACTTCAATCAATCCATTGCTACGAGTCAAGGTCATGTGGTGAACACCTGGGCTGACATCCTCAACCGTGCTGGTCTGGGTATGGAAGTTATGCATGAGCGTAATGCCCACAACTTCCCTCTGGATCTCGCTGCTGCTGAGACCACTCCTGTCGCACTCAATGCCCCTGCTATTGGCTGATGCGTAAAGAACACAAAAGTCCCTCTGGCGGTCTAACCGCTGCGGGCAGGAGATACTTCAAAGCGAAGGAAGGGGCTAACCTAAAGCCCCCAGCTCCTAACCCTAAAACTAAAAAGGCTGCAGGCCGCAAGAGGTCCTTTTGTGCTCGCATGGGCGGTGTCAAAGGACCAATGAAAGACAGCAAGGGTCGTCCTACGAGGAAGGCTCTTGCACTACGCAAATGGAAATGCTAATTATGGCACATAAAGGTAAAGGCTCCTGCGGCTCTAAGAAGGGCGGCAAAGGAGGCTATAAAAAATGAAGAAGAAAAAGGATCGTAAAGATCTAACCATTGCTCAATCTTTTCAGATTGGTCCTGGACACAAAGGTGCCCAGAAGAAACAAAAGCTCTATAATAAGGGTAAGAGCACGGACAACCCACACGAGAAAGACACCTTTCTTAAGCGGACTGGTCCTCAACTCCCTCTAGCCAAAAAGAAAACTAAGAAAAAACGTTATGGCTAAACCCGGACTCTATGCTAACATTCACGCCAAGCGTCGTCGTATCGCTGCTGGTAGTGGTGAGAAGATGAGGAAGCCTGGTGCTCCAGGTGCTCCTACTGCTGCTAACTTTAAGCGTGCAGCAAAGACTGCAAAACCTGCTAAGCGTAAATACGCTAAGTAACACTATTCGTACGTTCATCCCTCACGGGACGCATGCTGCCTAACCATGGAACGGGGGTTAGGTTTATCTTGTACGAACTCATGTCCATCAATCTTATTCGTTTCCTTGCATCACAGAAGAAGCGCGCACAGCGTTATCACACTGATGCCCTTCGCTACCGTGGTGTAGTGTATAAAGAGATCGACTGACGGTGTAGGGGAGGTTCGATTCCTCCCCCAGTCATTGGCTTTGGCCCCTTACGAGGGACACCCTTAGCCGTCTAGACGGTGGGATAGACCACAAAACTTTTTTTATCTGAACGTTCGGAGTCTGTTACAATTTACTAACTCCTTAAACAAATGGCTAACGCAACACAAACTGCGCTAGGCCGCTCTAATCTCAGTACTGGTACTGGTTATGGTGGTTCTGGCGACAAGTATGAACTTTATCTGAAGCTCTTCTCTGGTGAGATGTTCAAGGGCTTCCAGCATAACACCATCGCTCGTGACCTCGTCATGAAGCGTACCCTGAAGAACGGTAAGTCTCTTCAGTTCATCTACACTGGACGCATGGACGCTGGTTTCCATACGCCTGGTACCCCCATCCTGGGATCTGGTGATCCCCCGGTGGCAGAGAAGACCATCGTGGTCGATGACCTGCTGGTCAGCTCCGCCTTCGTGTATGATCTCGATGAGACCCTGGCTCACTACGAGCTGCGTGGCGAGATCTCCAAGAAGATCGGCTATGCTCTGGCTGAGCACTATGACCGTCGCATCTTCCGTGCTATTGTGCGTGGCGCTCGCGCTGCTCACCCCGTGTCTGCAACCGGTAAGGTTGAGCCGGGTGGTTCCCAGATCCAGATTGGTACTGGCGCTGGCACCAACGCTGATGCTCTCGACTCCACCAAGATCGTGGCTGCTTTCTTTGAAGCTGCTTCTGTCCTGGACGAGAAGGGTGTGTCTCAGGAAGGTCGTGTGGCTGTTCTCTCCCCACGTCAATACTACTCCCTGGTCGAGAACGTTGCTTCCAACGCTCTGATCAACCGTGACGAGCAGGGCACCGCTCTGCAGTCTGGTGGCGGCATCATGTCGATTGCTGGTATCAAGATCTACAAGTCCATGAACATTCCGTTCCTGGGCAAGTATGGTACCAACTCTACCATCGACAACGCTGGCTCCTTCGTGGGCGTTGACGTCGAGGCTACTGCTACCGGCGAGAACAACCCCTACGGTGCTGCTGATGACTTCGATACCTCCTGCGGACTTATCTTCCAACGTGAAGCCGCTGGTGTCGTTGAGACCATTGGACCCCAGGTCCAGGTCACCTCGGGCGACGTGTCCGTGATCTACCAGGGCGACGTGATCCTGGGACGCCTCAGCATGGGTACTGACTACCTGAACCCTGCTGCTTGTGTCGAACTGCACGCTACCAGCACCGCTGGTTCTGCATTCTGATCCATTCTTGTTTCTATATTGGGACTCCTTCGGGGGTCCCTTTTTTTATATCATGACAACTAATTCGTACGCATCGTCCACCGAACTGGATGCTGTTAACCACATTCTTATGAGTGTGGGTGAGTCTCCTGTCAATACACTATCCACCCAAAGTCCTGAAGTTGCTATTGCTCAGAACACTCTCCGACAAGTTTGTCGTGAAGTTCAGTCTGAGGGCTGGGTGTACAATACTGAATACGAGTTCCCGTTTGTGGTAGACACCAACGACGAGGTGCTGATTCCACCCACTGTACTGCAGCTGGACGTGAACAAATACAAGCATCGTGATGACTATGATGTGGTTAAGAGGAACGGTAAGCTGTATGATCGCTATTCTCACTCCTATAAATTTACGGACCTCGATACTCTCTACTGTGATGTGGTTTGGTTCTTCGAGTTCGATGACATCCCTCAGGTCTTCCGTGACTACATCGCTTCACGCTCTTCTCGTATTGCTGTGACCCGCATGGTCAACGACGAGAAAGCAGCTAAGCTGTTGGCAGCAGATGAAGCTCAGCTCCGTGCACTGGCTGTTGAGTATGACACCCAGCAGGCTGAGTACAATGTCTTCCAAGGCCCCGACTTCCGCAACCCTTACCCATCTTACAAACCCTTCCAAGCAGTTAGTCGATAACCATGGCAGCAGTTAATCAACGAATTCAAAACTTTCTAGGAGGTGTCTCACAGCAGCCAGACTTTATTAAGTTTGCTGGTCAGCTTAGGAAATGTGATAACGCATATCCTGATGTGACCTTTGGCTTGTCTAAGCGTGCTCCTGGTGAGTTCGTTGATGAGCTGGTGGGCGCCTCTGCTGGTGGTCAGTGGTTTGAGATCATCAGAGATTCTGACGAAAAATTTATTGGGCAACTTACAACCACTGATATTAAAGTCTGGAACCTTGAGACAGGTGCTGCTCAGACTGTAAGTGGTACTATGACATACCTGGCTGGTGCTACTCAGCCTTACGGTCTCCAGACCATTGGTGACTATACCCTCATCACTAACCCCCAGAAGACCGTAGGAACGACGGGAACCACTACTACGTTCAATGACAACTACGCCTTTGTTTCAATCAATACAGTGGCGTACAACTCAGAGTACGTGGTCGCTATCAACGGTTCTAACCTTACAGCTACTACCAAATACCGAGCTGGTGCTTTGAGTGTCGTTAAGCAAGGTACAACTTCTAGCTCTTGGCGGGATGCTGACCCATACCCAGAGTATGCAGGTAAGCAAGAAGTATTTGATGCATCTAGTGGTATTAAATTTACAGTCCTAGTTAATGGTACTAGCTTTGTTAATTCATATGATGGCGATGGTCTGGCAAACTATAATTCTCAGTTTAACGCAGAAGTAGTCCTACAAGATCCAGGGTTTAACGTTACTAACGGTCAGACCTTTACTGTGAGTGTTGTTGGTATTAACTACACTGTCACAGTTGACAGCGTTGAATCATACGAAACGTACTCTGACTCTGGTGTAGGGTTCCATCAAACACCCAAGAACCCTGACAAAGGTACACTGAGTATCAACACGATTCTTGGTGGACTAAAGAGTAGCATTGAGTCTATTTACAGCGGTGTCACCTGTGAGATCATTGGTGATGGTTTGTTCCTTACATCCACTTCTAGCTTTACGATTGAGGTGAGGGGTGGTGCGCTTAATAACACACTAGAAGTTATTCAAGAATCAGTTCCCAATGTCAGCAAACTACCTCAACAGTGTAAAGATGGGTACATCGCTAAGGTGTCAAACACTGAGGATTCTGAGGCTGATGACTACTTCGTCAAGTTTGTTGCTGACAATGGTACCGTAGGCACAGGTTCATGGCAAGAGACTGTAGCTCCTGGCATCACAGCTGGACTTGATCCGGCTACCATGCCACATGCTTTGGTCAATAACCGTGACGGTACGTTTAGTTTCCGTACACTAGATCAAGTTTCTGACCCTGACAATTACTGGATTGACAGACAGGCTGGTGACTTGACTAGCAACCCTGATCCTACCTTTGTGGGCAAGGGTATCAAGGATATCTTCTTCTACCGTAACCGCTTAGGATTTATTGCTGGTGAAAACGTCATCCTTAGTCAGCCTGCTGATTACTTTAACTTTTTCATCGTTTCTGCAATTACTACTAGCGACGCAGATCCCATCGACATCGCAGCTTCTGACATCAAGCCTGCCTTTCTGAACCATGTCCTGCCTATTCAAAAGGGTCTGGTGCTGTTTAGTGAGTCAGCGCAGTTCATGCTGTTTACTGATTCAGACCGGTTCAACGCCAACACTGCACAGCTCAAGAAGCTGTCCTCCTACGAGTGTAGTCCCACAGTTCGTCCTATCGATCTGGGCACCTCTGTGATGTTCAGTACTGGCAGTGCAGCACACACTCGTGTGTTTGAGATGGTGATCCAGGATGAGACTGTCCCTCCTACGGTGATGGAGCAGACCCGTGTGATCCCTGAACTGATTCCTAAGGACATTGATCACTCGTCTAACTCCTCACAGACTGGACTGGTAACCTATGGTAAGGCAGGGGACTCACAGATCTTCTTCTACAAATACTATGACACAGGCACAGAGCGGTCACAGTCTGCGTGGTACACTTGGACTTTGACTGGTAGCTTTGTGCACAGCGCGTACACCGCTGGTAACCAGTTTGTTGTTACCAATCAGAACGGTAACTACGTCTTGAACCGTCATGAGATGGTCACTGACACTGTCACCAACAGAAGCTATCAGGTAGGAACTGGCTCTATTGGACGTAGGTTTGAGGCTACCTTGGACAATATGACCATTGCGTCATCCTCCTACGATTCTGCAACAAAAATTTCTACAGTAACTTTACCTTACACTTATGATGGCAGCACCGATATGGTGGCTGTATTCCTCAGCGGTACTGATGCTGGTGTTGTCAGAGTTCCTGACAGCGTTAGTGGTACTACTGCTACTTTTAACGACATTGATCTGACTACAGGCAATGTTGCTATTGGATACAAGTATATCACAGAGATTGAACTTCCTCACTTCTACTATGCTATTGACAGAGGTAAGTACGATATTGATGGTGAGCTACGTATTAACCGCATCAACTTTGAACTAGGCATCTCTGGTCCTATGGAGTTCCACCTGGTGTCTCCACAGGTTGATGATTATATCCAGTATGAGTCTGGTATGGAGGTTGATCTGGGTTCATTCAATACTACACCTACTGCTCCTTACAAGTCTGTCAAAGTTCCTATCTACAGGAAGAACGACAAATACACCCTTACTGTTAAAATCCCTGACCCCTTTACCGCAACTTTAGTCTCAGCCAGCTGGGACGGACGCTATGACAACAAACGACACATACGTCGGTAAGTACATTCAACCATGCACCCCTCAGCTAGCTCTAGAAGTTGGTGAGAATCTGCGTTGGGAAGACATCAGAGAAGTAGAAGAGACCACAGGGCTGACTGCTCCGGCAGCAGTCCTGGAGTCTTACTATCGTTCTGCTTTCTCTGTCTATTTCACTGTGCCCAACGGCAAGGCTGCCGGTGTGGCAGGCGTAACACCAGACAATAAGATCTGGATGTTATGTACTAAAGCCAGTGAAGAATATCCGCATACATTCGTAAGAGAAGCCAGAAGGTGGCTTGATAGTCTCCATAACCCATACCTGTATAACCATGCAGATATGAGGAATGAAAGTCATATCAAGCTGCTTAAGCTTCTTAAGTTTACATTTATCAATTATCACGTTCACAACGGTGTCCCCCTAATTCAATTTATTAAACTATGTGTGAACCAATAACAATGGGTGTGCTGACTGCAGCCTCGATGGGCGTGCAAGCTATCGGGGCGCATCAACAGCAGCAAGCTGCGGTTGCACGCTCTAATGCTATTGCTCAGCAACAGTATCAACGTGAGCTGCAGATCGCAGCACAACGCGACCGAGCTAACCTGCAAACGTATCAGGCAGAACTGAAGGCAGACACTGCTGCTAAGAACGCTTATTACGCTCAGCTGACTGCTAACCAGGCTGAAGCTACTAGAGCACTGGCAGCAGCTAACAACAAACTAGAAGAAAAAAGAACAACCTCGGCATTTGGTGTACAACGCCAGATGGCTGCAGCTATTCAAGCACAAGGTCAGGTATTGTCTACGGGCAAGGCTGGTCAGTCTACACTGCTTGCAGCATTGGATGCAGAGCGTACCCTAGGCTTTGAGATGGCTGAGATTGAACAGACCTTGTACGATGCTCGTCGTGCCTCTGGTATTGAGAAAGAAGGTATTCTTCTGGATCAACACTCTGCCAACACTGCAGCTTGGAATGGACTTCCTGCTGCTCCCCTTGCCCCTGAGGCTTCGTTCCTTCCTGTCAAGCCTATCAAGGCTTCTGGACCTTCTGGTCTGGCACTTGCAGGCAACTTGCTTGGTGCTGGTGTCAGTGGTGTTAGTGCAGGGTACAATTTTAAGAACACTATTACTCCTTCAACAGGAGGCTGATAAACTATGGCATATCAAGGTAGCGCACAGTCAGTGGGCTTCCGTAACCGTACCGTGGCTGACCCCTCAAAGCGTATGCGCCAAGAGGCTGCTCAAGTTGAGCAACGCGGTAAGGAACGGACCTACCAGATGGAGAGGCAAGCTTCTCAAGAAATTAGTGAGATGAAGCGCGTTAGCAACATTCAAGCTAGCAACGCTGATTACGAACTAAGAGCACTATCAAAATTCAGTAACACGATCACTCGCTTCTTGCAAGAAGACGTTGCCGACATGGAGAAACGTCGGATTGAAGGCGAGATTGAAGAAGGAAAGAGGATCTATGCAGAGCAAGGTCCTGCTTTCCAACAACAAAGAGATGAGGTTCAAGACGCAGCTAACCGCAGCTACGACTTGGATGTCAAGACCACACAGATGGCTGACAAAGCTCCTGATGAAGAGGGAGCAGACCGTGTTCGTAAACTTTCTCGGTGGAAAGAGCACGGCTATCAGCTGGCTGCTATGAAAGAAGCTGGTCAGAACTTCGGTGTCTACCTGGACAACGAGCTGGCTACTAACGAAACTCTAATCCAAGACCCCGCTGGTGGTCCTGATTTCAGGATCAAGGATTACCAAGGTAAGCAGCAGTATGAAGCTGCTGTCAACTACCTACAAAACAACTACATCAAGGATCACAACCCTGCTGGGTTGAGTGCCAAGGTTGTCAACACTGTCCTGATCCCTAACGTTGACAAGGTTACTCAGATTCACCGTAAGGACTACTACCAACAGCAGAAGATTGAGTCTGCTACCCTAGACCTTGAGACTGCTAACGTCAGTCTTACTGAGTCTTTGAATGGTACTGATGGGTTCCCTGCTGCTGACGTTGCTATCAATGGCTTCTTAGTGCAGGCACAGGATGCATACAAACGCCAAGGCGTTGCTAATCCTAGGCAAGCTGCTAAGGATGCTCTGATTAACAGCATCAATGGTAGAGCGATTGCTAACCCTGAAGGGGTTGAGGAGTTGATTTTGATGGTTGAGGGTGTTACTATCAAGGGTCACCCTGCTGGTGAAAAGAACCTGTTCCAACTGTACGAAAACCAGATCAGTGCTAACAAGCTGCGAGCTGCTGCTATCAAGCAAGAAGCTGACGACTTCCGACTCCGTAAACAAGACAGCCTGATTGACGCTACGCAAGCTGTTGAGGCTTATAAAACTGCTGTAAATGATGGCTTGTCTGGTACTGAGCAGCAGATGGCTCTCCAAGAGCTTGAAGAAAAGTACGGTGTACTGCATGAAGATCTAGTTAATAGTGCTCGTACTCATGTAGACCTGCGTATGGGTGAAGAAGATTCTCGTGCCTATGCCAACGCTCTTGTGCAGTCACAGGGTGGAGAGATTAGCCGTGAACAGCTGATGAGCCTTGACGCCAACGTTGTACAGGAGTTTGAAGAGTACGTTGTTGACACTCTGTTTAGCGACGGCCAGAAAGATGTCATTAAAGAGCAGTTCAAGAAGATTGATGGCGAGATTCGGAAATCAGTAGGTGATTTTGATACCAACAAAGCACTTCGATATGATGCTATTGCTGCTCGTAGTGCTGCTGAAAGAAGCCTTGTAGCTGAAGCCCAAGCTTTGTATCAAGCATCTCAAGGCACTGAGCGTCCTCTTACTAGAGCAGATGCTTTTAGATTAGCTGGTGATAGGATTTCTAAGTATATTAGAGAAGGTAAGGATGATCAAGATAGTGAGTATTATTACACTTCTAATCAAGGTTTCTTGAAATTTCAAGAAGACAATAATCCTGGAATTACTAAAAAATACGCTGAAACTGTAGGTATCATAGATAACTACAAGGAACAAGCTAACAGAAACAGCCGAGCTGCTATCAACTCTAACCTTAACATCCCCCCTGACCGACTTGAACTAACTTCCAATGGTAAACCTGATTCTTTGTTTTTTGCCCTGTCTCGCCTAGATGGCGAGTCCAATGCGTTTGAGATTCTTAACGCTCAACGTGCTAAGCAGCAACCTCCTTTAGAAGCTGTTCAGCTTCCTCCAGAAGCAGAGATTGTTGACCGTACTCTTAAGCAGTTCCCTCAACTTAAATCTCTGTTCCTGTCACATCAAAGCTATAACCGTATCAATCGTGGTATGGAGCAGATCAGTGCCAGTGTTCCTAATTTGATGAAAGCCATTGGCTATCAAGAGTCTTCTGGTAACTACAAAGCTGATAACCCTGCTGCTTATGGTAAAGAAAACCCTGCTTTGGGTAAGTACCAGATCCTATGGACTAATGTCAAAGCGTGGGCGAGACAGTATGGCATGCCACATCCTGGCACCAAAGAAGATTTTAAAAATAATCCACAGTATCAAGAGACCATGGCTAAGAAAGCCTTTGAGGGTTACCTTCAACAGGCTGCTAAAAAGACCGACGATCGTGATGTTATGATCCGTATGGCTGCAGCTGCTTGGTATGGTGGTCCTGGTGCTATGGATAACTATGATGACCCCAATTACAGTGGTGGTCCTGGCTACCCTAACATGCAACAGTACACAATGGAAGTTCTTCAGAAATACAAAGGAGGTATGTTCTGATGGAACAAGAGCATAACATTCCTGAGTTTGGTCTGACCGACGCAGACAAACAAAACATTGGCAGCCTAATTCGTGATGCCGCGAGAATGCCTGACCCTCCAGAAGAGGAAGAAGAGGCAGTAAAACCTGCTGAGCCTAAAGAACCTGATCCTACGTTCCTGTCTGAGACTGGTGCTGCCCTTGCGGGTGGCACAGTTGAAGCTGTAGAGAGTGTAGGTGGGTTTGCTGAGCTGGTTGGTGACACCTTTAAGACTGGCGTTGGTCAGCTCTTTGGTGAGCCTGTTGACGAGAGTCAGAACCCATTTAGCCCTGAGTATGAGTCTGGTGATGCAGGCTGGCTTGATGTTCCTGATGACTGGGTTCCTGAGAACAAGACTGGACTGGGTAAACTTGCCCGTGGTCTGGTTGAGTTTGGGGCACTGACTGTTGCTACTGGTGGTATCGGTGGTGCTGTCGGTGGAGGTCTGCGTGTAGGTGCCCGCCTTGGTGGCATGGCTCGTGCTGCTAACCTTGGCCTAAACACCCGTCGTCGCCTTAATTTTGTGGGTAAAGCTGCTAAGATTGGTGCAGAAGGTGGTGTTGCTGACCTTGTGTCTAGCAGCTCTGAGTCTGAAAATATGGCTAACCTGCTTAATGAGCACACCCCTTGGCTTGCTCCTTGGGTTACTGAAGCCCTTGCAAACGATCCTGAGGATAACCCGTGGCTTGCCCGTATCAAGACTGTCACTGCTGGTGCTGGTTTGAACTGGGTTGGTTGGGGTATCAGCGCCTTTGCTAAAGGATCCTGGGCTGCAGCCAAAGCCCGCAAAGCAGGTAAGAGTGTAGATGAAGCTAATGAGATTGGAAACAAAGTCCATGATCAAGAGCTGCAAAAACAGCAGGATGCTCATACTGCATCGTCTGACGAGCTTGCTAAAAAGCACGAAGCCGAAGGTCGAGGACAATCTGACAAGACTGACCCTGACAACCCGCCTGAAGCCTTTGTTAACCCTGCTAAGTTTGACAACACTGAGCGTGCTACTGTAGACAACACAGTAAGTGCTACTCAGGTTGCACGTGAGTCTATTGCTGACGCTAAACTTGGTGGTGAGGGTAAGTCCCACAGCCAGATGCTCACTGATTCTATGATTGAGCAGATTGCACGTGGTGATAAAACTATCAAAGAGACAGTCCTAAAGACCGCCAAAGAGCTAGCAGAGAAAGCTTTCCAGAAAGGTGGTGATTTAGAAGGTATTGCTGAGATGAACTATGACGATCTTGTCATGCTGTTCGTTAAGCAAACCAGCGAGATGACCTCCATGATTGATGAAGGTGGTGATATTGCAGCACGTTTTAAGGAGTACTTTGTCGATAAGACTAAGGATGCCCGCGTCTATATCACTGATGGTCAAAAGATTGTTACAGCTTCTCCTACCCAAAAAGCTGCCCTAACCATGACTATTCGTAGTCTGGCTCTCCGAGCACAGGCTATTGCTAACGGTACCCTCTTCATTGCTGACGAGCTGCCTATCCAACGTCAGGTCGAGATGACTCTTGACGCCATGAAGGTGGCTATGACTGAGCACAAGAAGATGGGCTTTATGTGGGGTCTTGATGGTAAGCTTCAGCAGCTGGGTATGGTTCCTAAATCAGTTAAAGAATCCACTCAGAAGCAAATTGAGAAGCTGACCAAAGAGCAGGATGAGTACTTCAATGCTCTCCACGAGATGAACAAGCAGGGTAACTACCAGCAGATGCGTGACCTGATGGAGCTGCACAAGCTCTCTGATGGCAACATCCGCACCATGGAGCACATCCATGACTACCTGCGAGCCAACCTCATGGGTGGTAAGATCAACGGTAAACCAATCAAAGGTCGTCTGCGTACAGAACTGCAGAGTGTGTTCTATAACTCTGTCTTGAGTGGTCCACGGACCATTGTTAAGGCTGTGTTTGGTACTAACCTGATTGGTATTATGCGTCCTTTCCAGGCTCTGGTGGGTGCTAAGGTCATGCGTAACCAGAAAGAAGCTGCCATTGCTGCTGCTCAGATCGATTCTCTTGGACAAGCGTTTGCCGAAGGCTTCCGCATGTTTAAGTACAACTACGATCTGGGTGCTAACCGCAAGACCATGAGCTACGAGGGCAAGTTTGACCTTGAGGCTGACCTTGCTGAGTGGGAGAACATGGGTGAATTCTACCAGCGTTATGGTACAGATGGTCAGAAACGTGCCTACGATGCGTTGAACGTAGCTGTACAAATGAATACTTCTCCTTGGATGAAGTACAGTCAGAACGCTATGGGTGCTGGTGACTCTCTTGCTCGTACGATTATTGGTCGTTACGAAATGCGGATGCGTGCAGCACGTCAAGCTATTGAAGAAGGTGTTGATCTTAAAGATGTGACCAAAGCCGCAAGGCAGATGGAGGAGAAGTTTAGGACAGGACCTGATGGTGTTTTCAAGAAAGACGCTAACGGTCGTTTTGTGGTAAGCGATAAAGCAGCACGTCTTGCTGGTAATGAAGCTGCCATGACTACTGCTCTTGAAGAAAACTTCAAAGCCTTTGAGTTGCTATCAAATATCCCCTTTATGAAAGCGTTCTTCCCGTTTGTTCGTACGGGTTTTAACGCTCTTGAGCTGACCTTTGCTCACACGGATCTTGTTAGATTCCGTGATAAGTACCAGGACATTATGCTTGGTCAAAACCTAGACAAATATGGTATCCGTCAAAAGGATCTTGCTCAAGCTCAAGCTTTGATGAAAGGTAGAATCTACATGGGTCGTAGTATTATTGGTATGGGTACCATTGCCGCTTTGGCAGGTAACATGACTGGTAACTACCCCTACAACCAAGAAGACCGTGACGCTTGGCAGAAGGCTGGTAAGAAACCTTTCTCTTTTAAGTTTGGTAATACCTACGTTTCTTATGCTGACCTTGAACCTTTCAACACTATTCTTGCTGCTACAGCAGACGTAGTCCAAAACGCAGCTGTTCTTGGAGAGGCATACACTGAAAAATGGTTACAGAAACTTACTTTTATGGTTTCTTCAGTCCTTGTTGACAAGTCAATGCTTTCTGGTGTAGAAGATTTAGCACGTTTGATGAATGCAGAAACTTCTGGTGAACTGCTGACTCAAACTGGTGGTCGTTATATACGTTCTCACCTGCCCTATGCTGGTCTGCTTGGACAAGTCGGTGATCTTATTGATGCTAACCGTCGTGAAGCTGACAAACTGACTGAGCACTTGATTCGTCGTGATGCATTGTTAAAGGCTACCCTGCCTCCTCAATACGACTACCTGTCTAAAGATCGCACAGGCAAGCCCCTTAGCTACGCAGCAGACAACCCGTTGGTACGGTTGTTCAACATGGTCATGCCTATCTCTATCTACAATGCAGAAGGTGATCCCATCAAGGAAACCTTAGTAGAAATGAGGTATAACATTCCTCAGGTTATGTCTACCTTTGAGGGAGAACCTCTAAACGCTTACGAGCGTTCTGAGCTGCAGAAGTACATGGCTAAAGGTGATCTGCGTAAAGATCTTGAAAAGCTTATTTTGAGAGATCCTAAGTTCCGTAGAGATCTTGATCAATACAAAAAAGGTTCTGGACCATTCCAGCCTTTTAGTTCCGAAGAAGGAGAACGTCTGTACGAACAACAGTTCTATCTGAGTGTACAAGCAATCTTTAACAAAGCTAAAAAGAAGGCCATGGTTGAAGTCCTTAGAAACAATCCAGACCTTCAAGAACGAATTGACGTACGAAGAGCCAAGAAAGCTGCATCTAGATCTGGCAGCATTGACCGCCTTGCCGAACTTAAAAAACACGGCATCTAATCCACCCAACCAGCTCTTAATTACCCTATGTAATGGCAGTTACTAAAATCACATACACGGCGAACGGGTCAGATACCCAGTTCACCATTCCATTTGAATACATTGCAGAGGCTGATGTTGATGTCTACATCGATACAGTCCTCCAACTCCAACAAAATACTACTTCCACTGCCGACGCTACCCACCCTCAGGTCATTTCTGGTGACATTACTCAGGGCACTGCTCTGATTAACTACACCTTTGCTAACGCTACTACTATTCAGTTCAACAGCGCCCCAGCCAATGGGGCGTTTTTGTTTATTGAGCGTACCACTGACGACACGTCTATTGTTACCTTCACTCCTGGCTCTACGATCCGTGCCCAGGAACTGAACAGTGCACTGGAGCAGGTTCGTTTTATTGCCCAGGAAGGTACCAACACAGCTAATGACGGCGCAATCCCTTCAAAAGACAACTCTGCATCCATTGATGCACAAGGAAAGCGTCTGGAGAACCTAGCTGATGCAAACTCAGACGATGATGCGGTAAACCGTGCCCAGCTGGGTAAGGTGAGTACTGATGACTTGGTGGCAGGTGACTCTATCAACCTTACCGACGCTACTGGTGGTACTAATTCTAACAAGCAGGTCACCATTGCTGCTGATAAGAGTACTGCATCCCAGCAAGGTGTGGTTCGTATTCAGTCCACCAGCCCTGTCGTCACTACCTACACTGCAGACGGTGAGGTTGAGCTGTCTCTTCCTACGGTAGAAACCGCTGATTATGCTACTACATGGGACAACGATGATGCTCAAGTGGCAACCATTGGTGCTCTTGCTGCTCGTCATGATCTTGTCGTCAACACAGATGTAAACCCCCCAAGCACTGCTCAGACTGGCAAGCAGTGGCTTAGTACTGCTACTGGTAACCAAGTCTATAAGATTTATGATGGATCAGGTTGGCGTACTGTTGCTGTTGGTCAACCCTACAGCCCAGCTACGACCACTGTTGTCCGTTATGTGGATGTTACTAATGGTAGTGATGCCTCTGATGTAACTGGTTTCCTGCCTCAGGCACCATTGCAGTCCATTGGTCGTGCTCTGGAGCTTATCAATGCATCTTCTAGTGGTGATGGTACTCTAATTAAGGTTGCACCTGGTGTGTACCAAGAGACTCTGCCTCTGCGTATTAAGAAGAACAACGTCTCGATTGTTGGTGAGTCGATGCGTAGCTGCTTTGTGCATCCTACAGTTGCGACTGAAACCAACGATATGTTTGAGGTTGATAGCGGTTCTTACATCGCTAACCTCACCCTGCTTGGTCTTAAAGTTCCTACAGCTGATCAAGGTACACGTAATAACACCCTTGACAATGATTCGACGTATGGTCTGCCTAGCAACCAGCCGTTCTCTGTTAGGTTCCGTACTGACGTAGCTCCTACTATCCTGAAGAGTCCGTACATCCAAAACTGTACACACTTCAGTGATGCACATTTTGACAACGCTAACTTTGATCCTAACACCTTCCCGTCTACTGATGCTCAAACTTATAGTGCAGTAGCAGGTGACCAAACCTCTGCACCTTGTGGTGGTGGTTTGCTTATTGACGGCTCTGCTGTTAGCTCTAGCAGCCCTGTTCGTAGCATGGTTGTGGACGCGTACACTCAGATTTGTCTGGATGGTCCTGGCGTTCTTGTTACCAACAATGGTTATGCACAGCTTGTGTCATTCTTTGGTACATTTACGCACTACCATGCTAAGGCAAAGAACGGTGGTCAGATTAACCTGTCTAACTGTGTTAGCGACTTTGGTCGTTACGGCCTGATTGCTGATGGTAAGAGTCCGTCTGCTATCGCTACTGCTACGGCAAACGCAGCTAGCTCTGGTGCTACTACCATTACTATTGGTGCTATCACAACTGCTGGGTCTTTCCACGGTACTGTCAGCCGTCCTTTGGACCACATGATGGTAACGATTGATGGTGTTGACTATGGTGTTGTAAGCAGCACTGCTAATGGTGCTGGTTGGGATATTGTTTTGACCTCTGGTCTAACTTCTAACATTACTAACACAACTGTCAGCTTTGCTCTGCGGTCTTATATCAGCACTGGTGGACACACCTTTGAATTTGTTGGTGTTGGTACTGACTACAGTGATCACCCTGACAACGGTGGTGTGCCTGTTGAAGCTAACCAAGTCATTGAACTCAATGGCGGTAAGGTCTGGCAATCAAGTACTGACCACGTTGGTAAGTTCAAAGCAGGTGATGTTCTTGTTGTTGATCAAGTATCTGAAACTGTAAACCTCGATGGTGATGTTATATTTAAAGGTGATGCTACAAGAGGTTCTGGTCAGTTCAAACTAAACTGTGAGCAAAATAGCCACGGTATTACAATTAAAGGTCCACCGCACTCTGCAGCTGCATCCTACACGCTGACATTGCCCGATAACGATGGCAATGCCAATGATGTTCTGCAAACAGACGGAAGTGGAGCACTCAGTTGGGTTGCTCAGTCTGGTGGCGGTGGTAGTGGAACAGTAACTAGCGTTGACGTCGCTGGTGGCACGGGTCTTTCGTCGACTGGTGGTCCGATTACAACTAGCGGAACGATCACCGTAAATCTTGACGATACGGCTGTCACTGCTGGAAGTTACACCGCAGCTGACATCACTGTTGATGCACAGGGTCGTATCACGTCTGCCGCGTCTGGAACGATTGGGACTAGCGAGATCGCTGATG